GTGGAAGTCGAACGTGACCTGCCCCGTGAGGAGTACGTCGTGACTCTCATCCACGAACTCATCCACTGCCGCCAAACCCTGGAAGGTATCATGGATGAGGAAACCCGCGAATCCGAAGCATACGGTTTGGAAACCGTCTACGCTGCCCGCTTCGCTGCCGCCTGACCCCCTATAATAACTTCAGTTCAAACAAACCACTTCAAACCATGCTCAAAGGAACCGAACTTCTGGACACCATCCGCAAAATGGAAAGCGCAGACCGCACGACTCAGTGCCTCGCCTGCGGTTACGTTCGGGAGAATGGCAAACCTGCATTCACTGCATTTTACGAGGCAATTATGGACGCCCGTGGTATCACTACCGCATCAGTTGAGAAAGAAGAACTTAAGGGAGAATATCCTGACCAAAATGACATTCTGACTGAACTGTTGGAAGACTTCGATGCTGATGCAATTAAGGCATTCATTGAACTCTACGGTGAGGAAAATCTGGAGAACTTCGAAGACGCTTACCAAGGCGAAATGTCAGGTGCAGAGTTTGCAGAACAGTTGGTGACTGACTGCTACTGCATGGACATTCCTTCCTTTGTTTGTGTTGACTGGAATGCAACTTGGGACCAACTTTCTTATGACTTCGATGAGCAGGATGGTTACATTTTTTCCCGCAACTGGTAAGTGACACTTAAGGTGTGCCGCCCCACAAGGTGGCACACTGCCCCTGACTCTGCCCCACCCTGTACCTATAATGGTTTCATGAACAACAAAGCAAACGACATGGCAATCTGGTGTGTGCAAGGTGGTTGGGATTATGAGGGCATGGATAACGAAATCCGCCTGTTCACGTCTGAGACACTCGCCCTCCAGTGGGAGCAGCAAATCCAGCAGACTCGCAACTATGATACCATTGAAGTGTGGAAGCAGAACGTTCTGAATGAGTGTCCCGAGGACAATTTCTGAACTGTCCACTCTGCCCCTGACTCTGCCCTACTCTGCCCCTATAATGACTTCAGTTCAAACAAAGCACATGACCACCGCAACCGCCAACCTGATCGCCATCGCTTCGGAGTTGCAGGCAGCAGGAAAGGAAGTTAAGGTCACCGTCCTCCGCACTGCTCACGGAACCCGTGCGAACCGTTACGCCGACCGCATCCGTGGGGGTTCTTCCCGTGTTCGCACTGGTGCCGGTTCCCGCTCCGTGCATCAGAGCACCAAAGCAACCGCCCTGGGGGACGTTCGCTGAAGTGGCACAGGGGTGCTTGACGGCAGTGGTGGGTGCGTGGTAGGCAGTGCCGCCGCCCGCCGCGTCCCCGCGCCGCGGCGCGTGTATATAAAACGCCTAGGTACCATAAAGCTATAAAGTCTTGCTTTCGGCAGCTATTTTTATAACTCTTAGTTTTTCTATATAAAGCAAAAGTGAGAAACGGAATACACTGTATGCAAAAAAATCCCGGAGAAAATTTAAGCACCGTAGAGGTCGATCCTGTAACTGGGGAGTATTATGTAATCATTCCTGAGTGGGTGATATCAGAGTATGGTTGGTATGAGGGAACTGAAGTAAACATGGAGGCGGATGGAGATTGTATCGTAATAACCGAAGTTAAACGGTAGACAACCATCGCGTCTCATAGTATAATTACTAATGAATCGATTCACATTCAAACTTGATTAAGTTATGGCAAAAGGATTTACAGTAAAAGCAAAAACGCCCACAGTCACCAAAGAGGATGAGTGGGACTATGCAAAAGCGCGTGAGATGGTAAAGGGGAAGACTGTCGTCTTCTGTTTACCAGGGCGTGGAGTATCATATACGTATCTCAAAAATTTTGTACAATTGTGTTTTGACCTTGTGCAGCATGGTGCAAGTATTCAAATTTCACAAGATTATAGTTCCATGGTGAACTTTGCACGTTGTAAGTGTTTAGGTGCAAATGTTCTGAGAGGACCTGACCAGAAACCATGGGATGGAAAGTTGAAGTATGATTATCAATTATGGATTGATAGTGATATTGTGTTTAACACTGATAAATTTTATCAGTTGGTCTTGATGGACCAAGATATTGCAAGTGGTTGGTATTGTACCGAAGACGGTCAAACCACCAGTGTTGCACATTGGATGGAGGAAGATGATTTCCGAAACAATGGTGGTGTAATGAATCATGAAACGATTGAGAGTATCTCAAAGCGTCGTAAGCCATTCACTGTAGACTATGCAGGATTTGGGTGGTTATTGATTAAGAACGGTGTGTTTGAGCATGATGAGATGAAGTATCCATGGTTTGCACCGAAGATGCAAGTCTTTGAATCTGGTGAGGTTCAGGATATGTGTGGAGAGGATGTAAGTTTCTGTCTGGATGCAAAAGAGGCAGGATTTGAGATTTGGTGCGATCCTCGCATCAGAGTGGGGCATGAAAAAACTCGCGTGATCTGATAATGGCACAGGAGTCTTATACAATTCTCCATGAGGGTCAAGTACTTGCAGAGGGCTTGACCAAAGATGAATACTTTGATAAACTTATGGACCTGGCAGAGGACTTCTACTCTTCTGGGTCACCGAATCCCTCGGAAATTGAAACAAAAATTGTAGTTGAGGATTAATTATGGCAGCACGTTCCAAAGTCGGTCTCGTTAAGGATGGGTTTACTCCTGGGAAGCCTAAGAAGTCTCGTCAAGGCACAGGGAAGCATACAAAATATGCAGCGACTTCTCGCAATAAAGCAAGGAAAATGTATCGCGGGCAAGGTAAAGGTTGATATATGGGGTCTTCGGACCCCTTTTTTTGTCAATAAATATCAGTAAGGGATAGCAACCCCTCTAAAAGTTCTGATTTCTTGTAAATCAGGAGCTAAAATGGGTAATTCACCTGTCGATAGAGATTCAAACTACATGAGAGAGATGTGGGGTACCACTCGTCTTGTGACAGATTACGTTAGAAATGAAAAAATGCACGACTTTTTAGACAATTTGGGTAATCATCAGCATCAAAAGATGCTTCGTGAGATTGCAAATGATGATTTAACACCTAAAAAGCATGATTTTGCGACTCAGAACGAACTTCATGAGAAAATTCGTAATGATGATGACTATGATGACTGGGATTATGGTACAGAACCCACTTATGGTAAGATTTCTGGGTAGTAGGTATAAATAAATTCAGAAAAATCTATCCATACAATGCCGACACAAAGGGTTTCTAGAGCATTTAAGGACATTAGTTTTGCTTTTGATCCACATCCTGTGACGAAAGACCTTCCTGTCTTGACAAATGAGCGTGCAATCGTTCGATCTGTACGTAATTTAGTTGAAACCATTCCAACTGAACGGTTTTTTAACTCTTTAGTCGGTACAGATATTCGTAAGAGTCTATTTGGATTCGTTGATTTTGCTACTGCAACGATTATCGAAGACCAAATTCGCAATACAATCGAATATTTTGAGGATCGTGTTGAAAATGTACGTATTGATGTGGATCCACAACCCGATCAGAACGCATTTGATGTGACAGTTTACTTTGATGTTGTAGGACAAGATTTTCCACCACAAGCCTTTTCGTTCATACTAGAGGCAACGCGATAAAAAATGCCTTTTACACAGTTTACTAACCTAGATTTCGACCAAATAAAGACCCAGATCAAAGATTATCTTCGTGCAAATTCAAATTTCACGGATTTTGACTTTGAAGGGTCTAATTTTTCAGTCTTAATCGACACGCTTGCTTATAATACCTACATTAATGCATTTAATGCAAACCTTGTAGTGAATGAATCGTTCCTAGATGGGGCGACAGTTCGTGAAAACGTGGTTTCCTTAGCAAGAAACATTGGTTACATACCTCGCTCTAGGAGCGCCGCTAAGGCACAAGTTACATTTGCGGTGCCAACCACTACTAGTAGTGCTTTTGTCACCCTTGAAGCAGGTCTGGTGTGTGTTGGAGCAGCAGATAACACATCTTATAGGTTCTCAGTTCCTGAAGACATCACTGCAACTGTTGTTAATGGTGTTGCACAGTTTGGATCTGCAGAAAAACCAATTCAAATTTACCAAGGTTCACTGTTAACTAGACAATTTTTGGTTGATACTTCTCAGGATCAAAAATTTATTCTTGATAATCCAAATATTGATACATCAACCATCACTGCTTTCGTAAAAGGTGTCAACGATACAGGTCTTGGGCGTGAATATCATCTGGTTGATAATATTTTAAACATTGATAGCAAATCAGAAATCTTTTTAATACAAGAAGTTCAGGATGAAAGATATGAACTTCTCTTTGGTGATGGTTACTTTGGTAAGAAACTAGAAAATAATGCAGTCATTACTATCAGGTATCTTGTTACTGATGGTGAGGCAGGAAATGGACCAGCATTATTTGACTTCCAAGGAAATTTT